TTTGAGTTATTTAGTTTTATGTGTGGTCTATCCCACCGTCTAGACGGCAAAGGGTATCCTCGTAAGGGCCAATGCCAATAGTGATGAGGGGAATTGCACCCCTCTTTAAGATCTATCTCACTTGGTGTACTTGACACCGCGATAGCAATAAGTCTTGCTCTGCACAGTAACCTCCTAAGAAGCTCCACAAGCCCCGTTCCATGCTTATGGTGTCATGCGTCCCGAAGGATGAACGGACGTGTGCAATTGTATTGGCCCCAGGTTTTTCCAGTCCTAGGTCCGTAACCGATCCTTGGGAGTTTACAAGGAAAAATCAGATATTATGTGCCTCTGAGGGGGCACGTTAATAGTGTATGTTTATGAAGCGATTAGCATTGTTTAAATGCTTCACTTTATGAAGCGATTAAGTAAGACCAATTTAAAGACTTGGTTGTCTAGAGCTATGCCGGGAATTGCACCCGGCTTATTCTATTTAGCTTGGCCTGAAATAAGTTACCGTTGAGTGCCACTGATCACTACCGTTGGTATTGAAACTGTTTCCAGCTCCTGCAGGTGTGGTAGTACCTGAATTTGGTATGACCGCGTAAGCAATCATTACTGAACTGTGATATGTGGGGTTACTGCTTCTTGAACCAGTCGCAAATCCAACAAGCGTCAAGCCACTTGGAGCTGTGCAACTCGTGATCGCATCATCATCTAGATAACCACCTGTAATCTGTAGAGAATAATTCTCAGCAGTTCCTGCACTATCCGTATTACTTGCTGGAACAGTCGGATTACCTGCGCTGCCATCAGCGAAAGCGGAAGGATAATCTACGCTGACCGTGCCTGTTGAGCACCTAAAGATCACCAACGCTCCGGCTTCTGTATCGCTAGCAGAAGTGACAGAAACAGTTCCTTCATTGCTTGTGGCAATCCTGACTTGTTCTTTATAACTCGGATCTTCATCTGTTCTGAAAAAAGTATTTTCCCAACCAGTCAAGGTTGTAATTGATCCAGCAATATCTCCAGTTTGAGTAAATAGCAGCAAATCACCTGTTTGCACATTATCAACGCTAAAGCTTGCGCCAGCTGCTTGCTTAAACTCTGAATCGACTACTGACCATGTTGCAGAGCTAGGACCACTTGATGTTGGATATCCACCAATAACTGCTTGATGTATTCCCATTAGGTCAACCCTGCACCACTAATTACGAATTCATCTGATCCCACCGCCAACACTGAGCACAAACCATATTGGGCTAGCGTTCTATTTCCGGTAGTAGCAGTACCTGCAAATCTTAATGTAACACTTCCACCTTGGGTAATTGTTTGATTGCTACCGCTATCGTTGAAGATGGATACTACGTTTCCAATACTAAATACACCGCTTGGAACCGTAACTCCACCAGTAGTGATATTAATATGTTTACCATTATCTCCTGCTACCAGAGTATATGCAGAAGTTTGTGAGTTTTGTGGAATGTCACTAGGACCGTCAGCACCAGTTGGACCTTGTGGACCAGAACCTGATAACGAGAAAAGCGAGAGGGCTGAAGTGCCTAACTCAAGTGAAGTCGTAATACTCGCATTATCCTTTTGCGCTTGTACGCGAACAACATCGTTAGCAGTTAAAACAGCAATACAAGAACCTACAGCAGTGAAATCACCATCAGCTGTGTTTCTTGAATAAACCGAACACTCTGAACCTGTTACAGTAGTTCCACCAACTTGTACTTCACCAGTAACAATAACACGGTTATTTCCTGATGACTGGTCACCATTTAAAGAGTATTCAATGTAGTATGTACCAGCATTAACAACTGTAATTTCACCTCCAGATCCAACAGTAAAATCAGCAGCATCAGATGTTACAATTGTTGTATCAAAATCAACTGTTGCTAGTGATGTAGTCAGAGCTTGTGAGCCACTACCATCAGCATGTAAATAGCGGCTTGGTGTACCACCTCCTCCTCCAGATTGTGCAACCCACTGAGTGTTGTAATTAGTACTATCAATTTTTGCTAGTACTTGGTTAGCTGTACCACCTGTTGGTACACCTTGTCCCTGTGGGCCTGTAGAACCTGTTGCACCGGTCGCACCATCCGATCCATCAGCGCCTGCTGGTCCAGTCGGTCCAGTCGGTCCTGTTGGCCCTGTAGAGCCTGTTGGACCTGCCGGACCTGTCGGACCTTCTGGCCCTGTTGCACCGTCTGAACCGTCTGCTCCTGCTGGTCCCGTTGGTCCTTGTGGTCCCGTTGGACCCGCTGCACCTGTAGCTCCATCTGAACCATCAGCGCCGTCTGACCCTGCTGGACCTGTTGGACCTGCTGGGCCTTGTGGACCAGTGGCACCTGCTGAACCATCATTACCAGCTGGCCCTGTTGGTCCTGTTGGTCCTGTTGGCCCTGCTGGTCCTGTTGATCCTGTGTCACCTCTAGGTATATCAAAATCAAATACAGCAGCTGAACTAGTACCACTATTAGTTACAGCAGCATTAGCACCAGCAGCTAGAGTTGTTGTTGTGCCAGCACTAAGAGTTGCACCGGCTGGACCTTGTGGTCCTGTTAAACCTTGTGGTCCTGTAGATCCCTGTGGACCCTGAGAGCCAGTAGCACCATCACTACCAGACGGTCCTTGTGGTCCTTGTGCACCATCAGCCCCAGCTGAACCTGTTGGACCTGCTGGACCTTGGGGACCTTGGGAACCAGTTGGACCCGCTGGACCAGGTTCAAGGACAACTAGATCTAACTCACCTGTTAGAGGGTTGTACTGAAATGCCATTAGATCCTCACTTATTTACAACAGTGTAAACTTCTTTATAAGAACCATCCTGTCCTTCTTTAATTTCAGAAAGCAATTCTTGATTAGATCCAATTTTATATTCTACCTCAGTACTTTGTACAGGGTATACATTAAACTGAGCTAACACATGGTTAGTAATAGGTTCAGGAAAAGATACATGAGGATATTCTTCGTAAAGTGCTTCAAGATCAAATGGATAATCTTGTACACCATTAAAAACTTTTACGTACTTCAAAGTTTTACCCCCATTAATTGACCATTAGATTTCCAAATTTCTACAACTGACAGGTTATTAAGTCGTGGTGCAGCGCCAGAAACCCAATGGATTTTTGGCCAAGTAATACTAAAGCCATTTTTGTTGGCAATAGTAATACGTACCATACTACCTTCTTTAAAATTAACTAATGAAATAGTTTCACTTTTGGATAGTACAAGTGTTTGTAGGAATGCAGCTGAAGCATCAACAGAACCATCAACTACAGTACAACCATATGTTACATATTGAAGTGTCTTGTTAATTAATGTCTGTTCTTCTGCAGCTCTAATTAAACTAGATAGCGGTAAACTAGTTTCCCAATCGTCTCCAGTTGATACAACAACACCAGGTTCAGGATATTGAATACCTGCATCACCCTTTTCACCTTTTTGTCCTTGCTCACCTTGTGGACCTTGAGGACCAGGTTCACCTTGAGGACCAGGAATACCTTGTAGACCTGTTTCACCATTAAGACCATCACGGCCTGGTGTTCCATTAAGTCCATTTGTTCCGTCCTTACCAGCAGCACCAGGTGAACCAGGTTTACCCTCTAAACCATCTAAGCCACGCTCACCACGTGCACCTTGTGATCCATCCTTACCTGCTGGACCCGCTGGACCAGTTTTTCCTGTTGCCCCTTGTGGACCTGTTTCACCGGGCTCACCTTTAGCACCATCTTTACCAGGCAAACCTGAGATAGCAAATGCACCTGAGGACTTCCAGCCTGTACCGTTATAAATGAAGACCTCGCCTTCTGCGCTGGTTACATAAACATCACCCTTAATACCTTCTTCAGGTAAAGAAGCTTTATCAGCCACAATACCTTTAACAGAAATTTTGGCTGAAATTTTTTGAAGGTTACCAGCGGGATTTGGATTAAACATAGTCTAAGTTTTCACTACAGTTACAACATCGTCATTGACATTATATGTCATTGTAATTGTAGCAACAACAGAACCAGTAGCTCCACCACGGCGGTACTCTACTTGAGTAAGATTGCTACCAGTATAAGTGTTGCTTACATAATCATGGTCAGGGATAAACATCCCTCCCGTTACTTGTACTAATTCTCTCATTATGTTAAAGTGTTTAAGGTTTTAGAATGAATATTTAGCACCAAGCTTAGCTGATGCTTGGATTGGTTTACCAATATTAATTTGATCTTGGGTGATGCCACTCACTTCACCATATACATCAAGCTTTTCAGATACGGAAAACACTACACCAGCTTTAGCAGAGGCTTCAGTTGTTACAGTACCTCCATCAGGCAGGACCAGTGCTGGACCACCTTGGATATACCATGTAGAATTTTCACCAAGTGTACCTTCATAACCTACATCGTTACGAATAACAGTACCTTCAGAATCGAGACCATTAAAACCAGTTTCTGATTCAATGTTTACGTAAGGACCAGCAACTACAGGAGTAGCAAGAATAGCAGCAGCGGGGAGGATAGCAAGAAATTTCATTTGAGTTTGTTTAAAAAAGAATAAGTGTATTGTGTACGGTTACCATGAATACCCCAGCCTAACCAGTAGTATGCAGCATTCATATAATAACGTACTGTTTGATGATTAGTTTGAAAAGCATAAAGATCTTTTCTAAACCTCATCTCATTAATCATGTAATCAGTTTGACATTGAAGACCACTAGGATCTTGCTTACGTTTAATACAATGGTTGCCAAGACCAATGTAACGATGTTTAGATGTCCATTGAATTAAACCATAACCACCACGAAGACATCTATCATAAGGAACGATAGCACCACCTTCGCAGATGTTTGATTTAAAATTAGACTCTTGTTGGATGTTACCCAGAATGACTGCTAGTGCTGTACGGTCTGTCACACCAGCAGAAGTCTGTAGTTGTTCTAGAACGTACTGCTGAGGTGCAGTACATTGTGGGCATTCAATCATGATTTTTTAGCAGTTTTAGCAGCTCGTTTAAAGTTGGCAGCAGTAGGAGCACCTTTGCTTCCTGGCTTACGCATCTTCTCACCTGAACCTTTTGCGATACGCATTTTCTTTGCGTGGATGTTAGCGTAGAGACCTTTTTTAGCCACGGCAGGTTTACTTTTTGCAGCCACCTTTACCTCCTTTCTTTTTACCAGCCATTACCAGATACCGGGGATAATTTGACCAGTTAATGCGTACGCTCCAAGCGCAGCCATCACACCTAGCATAGCCAGGCGACCGTTTAGCATTTCAGCTTTTTCGTTATGAGTCACAGTGTAATCTTTGTCAGTGTACATGGTGGGTTCTTTAGCAAAAAGGTTTTGTTGTCCGCGATCGTTGGTGGTAACAGTCATTAGAATTCGATGGTAGAGTTATTAAGTTTACGAACAACATCATCACGATATGCAGGATCATTATCGTAACGTGGATCATTCATTGCAGCAACAAGTTCTTGTTGACTTCGGAAAGATGCATCTTGCTGTGCAGCAGAACGATTACCAGTTAGCAGTTGACCATCATTACCAACAGCATCAGTAAACCTATTATTCAATGCTTGAACAGCAAAGTAAATAGAACTAGCATTACCAGTAGACATAACAGAATCATACATCTGAACTTCTTCTTTAGATAGATTCTGACCTGCCCAATCAATCATTGATTTATAAGTTTTTTCACCACCAACCATTTCAAATAGTTGTTGTGCTTGATCTTCTGTAAGCTGTTCACCAGAAGGATCTTCTTCTAGTACGTCTTCTTCGTTGGGGGCTTGCTCTTCTTGCTCCCCTTCTTCACCGGCTTCGGGCTCATCACGTGGTTCTCCAAGTTTCTTTTGTAGTTCAAGGTAAGCTTGTTCAAGTGATTTAGCATCATTAAACTTACCAGCTAACAACTGTTGCTGTTCCCCTTCAGCAGCCTCGGCAACAGCCAGTGAGTCTTGCTCATCAGCATTTAGTTCTGGCTGATCAGCGGGGGTTTCATTCATCGTAAGTGTTTCAGGCATATTATTGTGGTGGGGTTGATTCTGGTGGTTGCTGTTGCATCATTTGCATAGCAGCTTGTTCACGCTTTTGTTCAACAGCAGCCATTTGTGGTTCTTGTTGTTGAGCAGCCATCATCTGTTGTTGTTCCATAGCTTGTTGCTGTTCACCTTGTTGTTCTTCCATGCTCTTCACAAGGTTAAGTACATCAATACCAGAGGCAGCAGCAAGACGTTTAATAACTTCATCAGTATTAATAAACGTACTAATAGCTTCAGGACCAATTGTTTGTGCAATGATCTGTAGGAACTGACCAAGACTTTCACGATCTTGACCACGACCAAGTGCATTGATACCAGCAACGATTGTTGGTTTAACAATACCACCTTTAGGTAAACGTGGAATCTCTCCAGTCTTTTGTGCAACAGAAAGCTTGCGGTTCAAATAAGGAACAAGGAACTCAACAGTTAGTAGACTGAACAATCCACCGAGTTGTTGTTCTAATTCCATCTGTGTCATACGTACTTCTTCAGCAGTAGTACGTTCTGATTGTCTTACATTAAGAACAAGGAATGCTTCATTAATGCGTTGACTTAAAGTACC